CGCAGCTAATTCATCAAAACGTGAATTAACAGGCGTTATTGTTCCTTTTGGTCAGGTAGGACATACCAATATGGGTGATGTTGTTTTTCAACAAGGCTCATTAAAGATTGGTGAGGGTATAAAACTTTTCACCGAACACGATATGACTAGACCAATAGGTAAATTATCAAGATATGAAGAAGACGACAAAGGAATTGTCGGAACATTCAAAATCGCCAGAACAAACGCAGGAGACGACGCATTAGCCGAAGCACAAGAGGGTTTAAGAACTGGATTTAGCGTAGGCGCAATGATTGACGATTATGTTACCAAAGGTGAACAAGTAATTGTTAACGAAGCAACTCTTAGAGAAGTTTCACACGTCACATTTCCAGCATTTGGCGAATATGCCCAAATAACCGAAGTAGCTGCAAGCGCAGATATTTCACAACCAACAGAAAGCGAGGAACTCGTGTCAAACGAAGTTACCCCAGAAGTAGTAGAGGAAGTTGCAGCAGAAGTTGTAGCAACCCCAGCTGTTGAAGCCCAAGAACGCAACGTGCGTCCTGCAATCTTCACAGCACCAAGAAGCCCAATCAACTCAAAAGCTTCTTACTTAGAACACAACATTCGTGCAGCACTTGGAAACGAAGATAGCCGTCAATATGTAATGGCAGCTGACACAACTTCCAACAACGCAGCATTTATTCCAACCCCACAATCAACCGAAGTTATCAACGGAATTGCTAATGGCGAAAGAGGAGCAATAGATTCTATTTCTCGTGCGACCTTGCCACCAGCTGGAATGTCCTTTGAAATTCCTAAGATTACAACAGCTCCAACTGTTGCTATTGCAGCTGAAGAAGCAGCAATTTCTGAAACAGATACAGCAGCATCTTTTGTTACTGTAAACGTTCGTAAATTTGCAGGACAACAAACATTCTCAGTTGAATTGTTAGACCGTTCTTCACCAGCATTCTTTGACGAATTAGTTCGCCAAATGGAATTCGCTTATGCTAAAGCAACAGATACAGCAGTAGTACAAGCTCTGTTTGATGGTGGAACAGATGGTGGAAACAGAACACTTGACGCAGCTGGTCTTCTAGACTTCGTTGCAGATGGCGCAACTTCTGTTTACAGCAATTCCTTAGGATTTGCTCGTAACTTATTAGTTTCACCTGCAGCTTGGGGTGCAATTATGGGTCTTAACGACGCAGGCCGTCCTATCTACACAGCAGCAAACCCAAGTAACGCTGGTGGTTCAGTAAGCCCACAATCATTACGTGGAAACGTAGCAGGACTAGACCTATACGTATCACGCAACGTTGGAAGCTCAACAATTACCGATGGTTCAATGTACGTAATTAACCCAGATGCTTACACCTGGTACGAAAGCCCACGTTTGAGCTTACGTACTAACGTAATTAGCACAGGCCAAATCGACGTAAATTACTACGGCTATGGAGCAATTGCCACAAAAATTGGCGCTGGTTCATACAAGTTTATGGTTGCATAACCTTAAACAACTAAACGTGTGGGTGGTTCGCCCCTGTGCCACCCACACCCTTAAAGAGAGGAAAATGAAATGCCAGTTTTAGTAACAGCAGCACAATTAAGAGCTGTACTTGGCGTTCCAAATACTCTTTACGATGACACAGCATTAAACGCAATTATTGACACATCAGAAGACGCTATAGGTGATTTTCTTATTCAATGGAAAGTTGGAATAGATAAACACAGATACGAAACAGCAACTAAAGCAATAATTCACACAACTAGACCACACCAATTTTATGTAGGACAATCAGTTGCCCATTCAGGCGTTGAAGCCAAAATAAACGGCAATAAAGCCGTAACAGAAATAATAGACCCGTACACTTACAAGATAACTGTAGCTGCTGCTACACCTCACGAAGATTTTAATAACACAATACCTAATGGAATTGCTGCAGCAAATGACCTTTCACAATACAACGGCGTAGCAGCTATAGAAGAAGCTGTGCTACAAATTGCTGTAGACGTATTCCAATCAAGACTAGCTGCAGGTGGCACACAACAAGCCCTTGATTACACCCCAGCCCCTTACAGAATGGGCAGAACCCTTTTGTACAAAGTTACAGGTTTAATAAGTAAATACATTGACTCTAATAGTCAAGTAGGTTAACTATGCCTTTAAGTACGCTACGTTCAGGTCTTAAAACAGCAATTACCTCAAACACAAACTACACGGCTTACGACCACGTACCAGAAATTATAATTCCACCAGCAGCCCTAATTTTAGCTAGTGACCCATATTTAGAACCAATAGTAATAGGTAACAATAAGAATTGGTACGTACGTCTAACACTAGAAGTTGTTAGTACAACGTATTCAAACCCAAGCGCGCTAACAAACTTGGAAGATGATATAGAAACAATTCTTGGACTTATTCCGACAAGTTGGATAATCTTGTCTGTAAGTAGCCCAAGAATTAGAAGCACTAATAGTACAGACCTATTAACTGCTGAAATACAACTACAAACAGCCTATACAGGCTAAGAAAGGTAAGAAATGGCAACAACTATTTTAAGTGGTCGTAGTTTAACATTAACTATTGCTACAAAAAACTATAGTGAACAAATTTTAGATTCTGCTATCAACTTTGATACCGAACGTTTAACTTTTGACACTCTTGCAGGCAAAGCCTACAAATACATTGATTCAAACGTCACTCTTGATATTAACTTCTTGAATGATGCAGGTAAGAGTCCAGACAGCTTGTATAAAGCACTTTGGGACGCAACCGAATCAGCACCAGACACAGCACTTGCTTTTGTGTTAACACTAACAACAGGTGTAACTTTAACTGGTACAGTATTACCACAATACCCAGGAGTTTCTGCTTCAGGTGCAGACGCACAAACTTGTTCAGTATCTCTACAAGTTGTCGGCATACCAACAGAAGACCTAACTGCATAACAACAACTAAAGAACAGGGGCACACAAATGCTTAAACTTAAATTAACGTGGGAATTAGAAACAGGTGAGAAGTTTGAAGAATGGACAAGACCAATCGAACTTTCACTTGCAGAAAAAGAATTATACGCAGGTAAGTCAATTGTTAAAATACTTATTGACGAAAGCACACCAAGTAACACACTTTTACTATTCTTGGCTCATAAAATTCAACAACGCGTTACTAAGAAAATCGAAAACTTTGAGACTTGGAAAAGTAAAGTCACCGATATTGCAGCTTCTGATTTTGAGACAGCAAATTTTACCAAGCCCGAAGTCTTGGGCGCACAGCAATAGAATTAGCAATAGCAACTGGAATAACACCCGATTATTGGCTCAATGCAGAACCCGAAATTTGGGCAACGGCTATAGACATATTGAACGAGCAAGCTAATGGCTAAAGCAATTCAATTGGTTAAAGTAGATAGAGATTATAATGGTCTTCTTCGTGCTTTTAATAAAATGGACGATATAGCTAAAAAAGATATGCAAGAAATTGCAGGCAAACTAGCTGAACGTGGTGCTAATTATGCTAAAGGTGCAGCTAATAACGCACCATATAATGTTAAACAAGCAAGAGCTGTAGCCGACTCAATTGTAATTAAAGCTAAAGATAAAGCACCAAGTTTTAGTATTGGTGGTAAGCGTCCTGTTGGCTCTAGTGCTTTTAGTGCTGGATATGTGATAATGGGTAATGAATTCGGGTCAAAGCAATACAAACAATTCCCTAGACGCTCTGGCAAGGGTGGTAAAGAGGGTTGGTGGTTGTATCGTGCTATGTCAAGATTTCAACCAACAATTGCTCAGGAATGGCTTAAAGGTTATGAAAGAATTAGAGATGCTTGGGTGGCGAGTTTTTAATGGCTGATATTAGGACACTTAAACTTGCGCTTCTTGCTGACACTAAAAACTTTATTGACGGCCTTGATAAAGCTGATAAAGAAACAAAAACTTTTAGCAGTAAGTTAGATAACGCTTTGCAAAAAGGTGCTGCAGCGTTTCTTGCTGTTGGTGCTGCTGCTGGCGCTATGGCCATTAAAATTGGTATTGACGCTGTTCAAGCTGCTATTGCAGACCAAAAAGCACAAGTAACATTAGCTAAAACTTTAGAAAATACAACTAAAGCAACTAAAGACCAAATTAAAGGTGTAGAAGAATACATAGATAAAACAGCTCGTGCTACAGGTGTCACAGACGACGAATTGCGTCCCTCACTTGACAGACTTGTTAGGTCAACAAAAGATGTTACAAAAGCACAAGCATTACAACAACTTGCGCTTGACATATCAGCGGGCACTTCAAAGGATTTAGCCACAGTCACCGAGGCTTTAAGTAAAGGTCTAGATGGCAATTTGGGCGCATTAAAACGTATTGGCGTTCCCTTAAGTGAAAACATTATCAAGTCTAAAGATTTTGATGCAGCAGTTAAAGAATTAAGTAATACTTTTGCAGGCCAAGCAGATGCAGCAGCTGAAACTTTTGAGGGTCGTATGAAAAGAGTCAGAATTGCTATAGATGAGGCTAAAGAACAATTAGGTACAGCGTTATTGCCTTTGTTAGAAAGATTTGCAGATTTTGCTACAAAAAATCTTGTACCTGCTTTGCAAGGTTTAGTTGATGGTTTAACAGGTGCAGGTAAAGGTTCACTTAGAAAAGCATTTTACGACGTAGGTACGGGCACAGTTGATTTTCGTGATGATATGGACAGCGTACAAGGAGCAGCATATTTACTTGGCGAACAGATTAAAATTACCACAGGCATAATTGGTCAAATGTTGGACAAAGTCACTGGCGCAGCAGAGGGCGAGGGTTTTAAGAAATTGCTAACAGTTATAACAAGTGTTATTGCTGGTTTAGAAAAAGCCATAGAACTTTATAATCGTTTGCCTGATTTTGGTAAATTGCTTATTAACCCTGTTGGTCAACTTGCACCTTTGGCTGGCGCAGCAGGTCAAGTACCTAGTGTTCTTAAAAATCAAAAACCTACATTAGTAATTAACAACAATTTCAAAGGAGCAGTAGACCAACAAAGTCTTGCTAGACAAACAATTAAAACATTAAACACGGCAACTAATACAACAGGTTTAAGAGCCTTTGCCAACTAATGACAATTTATACACCGACCTACAGAGTTACTATTGCTGGAACAATTCAAACTTCTACAATTTTGCAAGACGCAACAATTACTTATGGACGTAACGATTTCTTTGAAGCAACTCAGCCTAGTTATTGTAATCTCGAATTATTAAACCTTGATGGCACAAGCCCAGTAGTTGAATTGTTAGACACAGTTGTTATTGAAGTACAGAACTCAGCAGGTACTTATGTCAAATTGTTTACAGGTGAAGTGTCAGGTGTTTATAACAGATTTGAGGGCGCTGGTTTAGGTGGTAAACCTAATACATTACAAATTCAAGCAATTGGTGCTCTTGGTTTACTTGTTAAGCGTTACGCTGGTGCTGTTGCTTATCCTGAAGAATTAGACGGCGCACGTATTCAACGTATCCTTGAAGAAACATTATTTGTTGCTTGGGAAGATTTAAGCAATACTTTGACTTGGAATGATTTTACTACTGAGACTTGGGATAATTATGGTGTTCAAGGTATAGATACTATTGACGCTGGACGTTATGAAGTACTTGCTAGACCTGCTGCAATTGAACAGGCTTACGAACTAACAGACACAACTCAGCAATCAGGTTTGGGTTATTTGTACGATACCCCAGATTTTGAAATTGGTTATGCCGACGCTGAGCGACGAAGTGCTAACTATGCAACTAATTTAATTGAACTTGACGCAAACCTTGTAAACGCTGACATACAAACAAGACTACAAACAGCAGACATTGTTAATAGCGTAGTAATACAATATGACGACCCAGTACTTGAAGTTGTAGCACAAAATGACACTTCAATAAATAACTATGGTTTGCTTGAAGAAATCAGGTCTACCATTCTTGCTCAAACAGTTGATGCCACAGAACAAGCTACTAATTTTGTTAACTACAGAGGCACACCTAAAACCTCACTTGAGGCCGTGTCGGTCAACCTGGCTCATTCAGATATGACAAATACAGTTAGAGATAACTTGCTAGGTGTTTCAATGGATACCCTTTTATATTTGGACAATATCCCAGTAGGCCTAATACCTGAAGGATATTTTGAAGGATTTTGCGAGGGCTGGACTTGGACACTAGGGCGCAAAAACCTTGAACTTACAATGTCTGTTTCTAACTCAATCTATTCCACACTTGATGTACAATGGGAAGACTACAACGCTGTTATCCAGTGGCAAAATCTTGACAATACAACTCAATGGCTTGACGTTATTTAAGAAAAGGATAAACTAGAGATATGCCAAATACAGCCAATTATTCATTCCCTACGCCTGCCGATACTGATTTAGTTAAAAACGGCGCAGACGCTATCCGTGATTTAGGGGACGCTGTTGACACAGCTATGAACACAGCCCTTGGCACAAAAAAGTCAGGTCTTGTATTACTGAATACAACTAGTTTTAGTGCAGTAGCCAGTCAATCTTTTGATGGTTTATTTACTGCAACATATAAAAATTATCGTTTAGTTCTTAATATAAACACTTCTAGTACTAGTGGTGACAATCTTTTATTAAGATTTAGAACGGCAACAAGTCCAGCAGATATAACAGCAGCGAACTACCAATATGCTTGGCACAATTCAAGTTTTAATAATACCTCAGGCGATTCAGGTGCTACTGGTCAAACTTCAGGATTAAATTTGTCTTTAAGTGATATTAAAATGGTTATGGACATTCATAATCCTTTTGAGGCAATAGTGACAAGTTTTAATTTTAATTCAAGTTCTAGTGCTACTTCTTTTGTGGGGTCAGGGCAATACAATGCAACAACTTCTGCTGGTGGTTTAACAATTTTTACAGCAGGAACTTCCAATCTTACAGGTATTTTGTCTGTTTATGCGTATAACGAATAGGAATTATGACAATGGCTAAAACTGAAACAATTAAAATCGGTATTAACGACACAGTTGTTGAATTAACTGGCGCAGACAAAGAAGCATTTTTAGCAGATAAACAAGCCATAGCAGATGCTAATGCGATACTTGAAGCCGAGTATAAAGCCAAGCAAGATGCACGCGATTCTGCAATTAAAAAACTTGGTGAAATAGCAGGACTCACAAAAGAAGAATTAGATGCAATCCTTTAACTATAAACAACTATCACTAGCTGCAATTGCTTTCTTAGCAGCTTGGCAAGCAACAGACTTTGCCCTTGATTACAGAGCTGTATTAGGTGCTGTCGTA